CCGACCTTGCCACGCTTATCGGCGAGACCGACGTCGCGGCGCGACGCCTGCATCGCAAGCTGGCGCTTCCAGCCGCCGATCTCGACGATCTCCGCCAGGATCTCCTGGTCGATGTGATCTGCCGGCTGCCGGGCTTCGACAAGCGCCGCGGGAGCATCGGCGCCTTCGCAGGTCTGGTTCTCCGTAACCAGTGCTCGCGCATTGCGATCCGGCACCATCGCCAGCGCCGGGCGCAGGGCGGCACGGTGCTGTCGCTCGACGCGCCCGTCGCCGGCAGCGCCGAACCGCTGGGCTGCCTGCTGGCGGAGACGGACGGGCTGGCCGCCTGGCATGGCCAGGATCTTTGCGCCGCGGCGGACGTCGAGACCCGCCACGATCTCGCCCGGGCACTCGCCGACCTGCCGGAGGATGTCCGCGGGCTCTGCGCCGCACTCGGCACCTGCGCCGTCGCCGATCTGGTCGGCCGCGACGGCATCTCCCGCTCCGCCCTCTACCGCCGCCTCGCACGCCTCCGGCTCGAGCTCGCCATGCGCGGGCTCGGGGGGCGGTGGGACGGTTCGGAAGCCGCGTGAGTAGAGGGAGGACATGGAGATGCTCGTCATGCCCCCCACCGCCTTCACCCCGGCTCGGCCCCGGCCGCTGACCGATATCGAGTTCTGCGCCTGGATCGGACAGGCGATGCCCGGCGACCGGCTGGAATACCACCGCGGGTTCCTCGGCATCGACACGACGGCCGTGATCTCGACGCTGCCGGAACCGGACCGCCGCAGGTTGGCCGCGCTGGCCGGCGCCGCGCACCGGGCCTTCGAGGCTGGCCTCGTCCACCTCGTCCAGGTGCGGCTCGGTCCGGACCGCTTCGCCTATCTCGCCATCGCGCGGACCAAACCGCGCCGCACGCCGGTGCCGCTCGCCCGCCTCATCGAAGACGTCGAGGCCGCCTGATGGCCGTTCCGTTTCCCTCCATCGGAGTTCCCGCCATGCCGCACCCCGACAATGCCCCCCGCCTCATTGATCTCGAAGGTCTCGCCCTCGGCGACATCGCGGCGCTGCCGCCCGAGATGCTGCTGGATCTGCAGACGACGGCGCTCGCCGAGACCGCCCGCGTGAAGCGGCTGCGGGACCGGCTCGAAGCCGGGATCGCGCAGCGCTACGAGGCCGCCGCCGCAGCGGAACGGGCTGCGCAGGGCAAGACCAGCGGCACCGTGCGGGTCGAGGACGAGGGCGTTGTGATCGTCGCGGACCTGCCCAAGAAGGTCTCCTGGGATCAGGACCGGCTCGCCGCCATGGCCGAGCGCATCCGCGCCGCCGGCGACGATCCGACCGAGTATCTGGAGATCGCCTATCGCTTGCCCGAGCGGCGCTACGGCGCCTGGCCTTCGGCGATGCGCGAGGGCTTCGCGGACGCGCGGAGCGAGACCACCGGCAAACCCGTCTTCCGGCTCGAGGCTCGAGACCGGTGACGCGCGGCGGCGGGACGCCCGGTCGGCAACGCCGGGCAGGGTTCCCCTTCGGCACCCGGTCACCCCCGCCGCCGCGCCCCCTGAATGAACATTCCGGAGAACTCCATGGCCTTCCGCATCATCACCGCCGACGAACGGCTCTCAGCCGCCGAGAACAAGACCTCCCTCGCCATCTTCGGCCCGCCCGGCGTCGGCAAGACGACGCTCCTGAAGACGCTGCCCGCCGAGGAGACCGTCTGCCTCGATCTCGAGGCCGGCATGAAGTCGGTACAGGACTGGCGCGGGGACTCGATCCCGGTGCGCAGCTTCACCGATTTCCGCGACCTCGCCGTACTGATCGGCGGGCACGATCCGGCCCAGCATCCGCAGTCCTGGTACGGCGCCGAGTATCACGCCTGGCTGCAGCAGCAGTATCTCGGCACCGGCATCGAGGATTTCCTCGCAGGCAAGCGGATCATCTTCGTCGACTCGATCACCGACCTGACGCGGCAGGCCATGGCCTATGCCCGCCAGCAGCCGGAGGCCTTCTCCGAGCGGACCGGCAAGCCGGATGTCCGCGGCGCCTATGGGCTGCTCAGCCGCGAGGTGATCCAGGCGCTGAAGCATCTCCAGCACGCCCGCGGCAAGACGGTGATCTTCGTCGGCGTGCTCGAGAAGCTCACCGACGAGTTCGGCGCGACGACCTGGCAGCCGCAGATGGAGGGCACGAAGGCCGGGCGCGAGTTGCCGGGGATCGTCGACCAGGTGGTCTCGATGCAACTCTTCGGCCGCGATGCCAAGGGCGACTGGACCCTCGACGAGACCTCCGCCGAGCGCCGCCTCGTCTGCCGCTCCGGCAACCCCTGGGGTCTCCCCGCCAAGGACCGCTCCGGCCGGCTCGATGTGACCGAGGCGCCCGATCTCGGCGCGCTGATCGCGAAGATCGACGGCCGCGCACCCGCCCACACCGCCACCCCTTCCTGATCCAGACGCAAAGGACAGACCCATGAGCTACGATCTCAACGACGCCCAGCCGCAGATGGCCCCCATCGGCGAGTTGATCCCCGACGGCACTTTCGCCAAGGTCCGCCTGACCGTGCGCCCCGGCGGCGTCGACGGCGCCACGCCGATGGACGCGAAACTCCTGAAGGCCTCGCAGTCGAGCGACGCGAAGATGCTGGACTGCGAGTTCACAGTCCTCGAGGGGCCCCATGCCCGCCGGAAGTTCTGGCAGAGCTTCACCGTCGCGGGCGGCAAGGTCGACGAGAAAGGCCAGTCGATCGGCTGGAAGATCTCCAAGTCCACCTTTCGCGCGATGGTCGACAGCGCTCTCGGGCTCGATCCCAGGGACGAGAGCCCCGACGCCAAGGCCAAGCGGGTGCTGCCCGGGCTCAAGCATCTCGATGGCATCGTCTTCGCCGCCCGGATCATGGTGGAGCCCGCCTCAAACCCGCAGTACCGCGACCAGAACCGGATCGCGAACGTCGTTCTGCCCGACGACGCGAGCCATGCCCCGATCATGCGCGGCGAAACCGTGCCCCCGGAGCCCGTCAACGCCCCGCCGCGCAAGGCCGCGAGCGCGCCGGCGCCGGGCTGGCAGGCGCCCACGCCGGCATGGGGGGCGCAGCCGCAAGCCTCGGCGGTGGCTCCGACCTGGGGCGCACAGGCGCCCGCGCCGCAGCCCACGCAGCAGTCGCCCGCCCAGCAATCGCCCGCATCTCCGCCGTCCGCGCCGGGCGGAGCGCCTGCGACCGGCATGCCCGCCTGGCTCAATGGCTGAGGCGCGGTCGGCAGCACGGCGGCGGAGGTCAACCCGGCCTTCGCCGCCGCCCGAGGCCCGGCGCGATCCTGCCGGGCCGATGACCCCGGATGAATGGCAGGCGCATGTGACGCGCGAGGCGGCGCTGGAGATCGGACGATGGCTCGAGGCCCGAGGAAGACTGCACACCCCGATCGCAAGCCTCAGCCTCGGCGACCTCGAAGCCATGGCCAGCAACGCGATCTCGCGCTGGATCGTGCTCCAGTCCGAAAAGCTCCAGAGGGCGGGTTGGCCGCCCGAGGACCCGATCGGGAACTTCTTGCTGGGGTAGCGCTCTGCGCTGTCTGCGCCCGCGAGGCGCGCGGCTTCGGCTACTGCCACGGCCTCCGCTGGGATCGCCACCCCTACCACCGCTTCTGCTCGCGCCGCTGTCAGGACGTGGGCAGCGCCATCGCCCAAAGGAACAACGGCATGATCGACAAGACCGCGCGCGAGGCCCGTGCGATCCGCGATGCGCGGACGCTCTTCGCCGAAGCGCTCACCGACCTCGGGCTCATGGAGCCCTTCTTCCACCGCAGCGCCGAGGACATCGACCGCCTGATCGAGGCGGCGGTCACCGGCTACATCGACAGCATGCAGGACCAGGCCGCGCGCAAGGAGCGCACCGGTACGGTCCTCGACGACCCGATCCCATTTTAGGAGCGCGGCGATGATCGACCTGAACGACGACACCGCGTCCTGCAGCTGGAAGCCTCTGCTCGAGGCGGCCACCGAGAACGCCGTCACCGACTTCGAGATCGAGTTCTGCGACAGCCTCCGCGAGAAGCTGGCGCGGTTCGGCGAGAGCGCCCGGCTGACGGACGCGCAGTTCCACAAGCTGACCTGCATCGCGCAGGCCGGCGGGTTCTGGGAGCGCGAGCGATGATCGACCTCAACCATGGCTCGGGCTGCCTCTACGGCGCCGACGCGCCGCGTCCGCCCATCGCGCAAGCCGTGTCCGCAGCCATCGAAAGGGCGCTGGCAGCGCGTCATCGCGCAGAGCGTCCGCGGACCTATGTCAGTTCCTCGGGTCTCGGCCGCGACTGCCTGCGCCAGATCCAGTACGACTTCCTCGCGGTCCCAAAAGACGAGGGCCGTGAGTTCGCGCCGCGCACGCTGCGCATCTTCGAGGCAGGCCACCGGGCCGAGGACATCGTCGCGGGCTGGTTCCGCATCGCCGGCTTCGACCTGCGGACCGAGCGCCCCGACGGCCGCCAGTTCGGGTTTGAGGCCCTCGACGGCCGCTTCAAGGGCCACATCGACGGCTGCCTCGTCTCGGGCCCGGTCGCGATGGACTATCCCGCGCTCTGGGAAAACAAGGCGCTCGGCGCGGCCAGCTGGAAGGACGTGGTCAAGCGCGGCGTCAGCCTCGCGCGCCCCGTCTATGCCGCCCAGATCGCGCTCTATCAGGCCTACATGGAGCTGCCCGCCCCGGCGCTCTTCACCGCGCTAAACCGCGACACGATGGAGCTGCACGCCGAGCTCGTGCCGTTCGACGCGCATCTTGCGCAGGAAATGTCGGATCGCGCCGTCGCCGTGGTGCGGGCCTCCGAGGCCGGCGAATGGCTCCCGCGCGCCGCGGCCGAGCCCACTGCAGTCCTCTGCCGCGGCGGCATGGCGGCCGGCAAGTGGCACGCGCCCTGCGCATGGGCGGGCCGGTGCTGGGGAGAGCGGCGATGATCCCCGACGCCTATGAGCTCAAGCGGATCGTGCGCGCGCATCGCGACCGGTTCTGGTGCTCGGACCTGCTTGGAGCGGCGGAGTTCGCGCCGATCTACTTCTTCAACGATCAGGCCGCCTTCGATGGCGATATCGTCGACCGCGCGATGACCCGGGTTTTTACCGGTCCGCTCCGGTTGCCGCATCCGTCCGTGATCTTAGAGGTGCGCGAGCAGCGCGCGTCTCCCTCGGGCCTGATCGTCTGCGCCCGCGCCGACGGCGACATCGTCGAGGCCACGTTCCTCATGCGCAAGCGGGCGCCGCGCGGCTGGACGGATTGCCTGGTGCGGGTCTGGATGCACCCGGACGGCAAGGCCGAAATCGAGGGCAACCCGGCCGAGCGGAGCGACGAGACAGTCCGCGGTCACGGCGAAGTCGCCGCCGGCATCGTCTGGCGCGCGCTGACCATCCTCGGCGCGTCCCCGGACATCCGCGACCGCAAGGTGTCGCTCGCGAAACACTCCCGCCTCGCCCGCGAGGGCGTGCGCGGATGGGTCTGGCGCCAGGTTGCCATCGATCCGGCGCGCCTGCGCGCGGCGACGCCGCCGCAGGGCGGCAGTCACGCCAGCCCGCGCTGGCACATCCGTCGCGGTCACTGGCGGCAGCTCGCGGACGGTCGCCGGGTCTTCGTCCGTCCGTGCGAAGTGGGCGATCCGACCCGCGGCGGGATCGTCAAGGATTACGCAGTGGAGATACCCCAACAATGACCGAGTTCACCCCATCCGCCACGCAGGCTGCCGCGATCCACGAGATCAAGGAGTGGTTCGAGACCCGCACCGAGCAGCAGCAGGTGTTCCGCCTGTTCGGCTATGCCGGGTCCGGCAAGACCACCGTGCTGAAGTTCGCGCTCGACGAACTCGGCCTCTCGCCCCACCGAAGCGCGAAGGACGGCCGGTGCGTGCCCGGCGTCGTTACCGCCACCTTCACCGGCAAGGCCGCGTTGGTGCTGACCCGCAAGGGTACGCCCGCGCGCACCATTCACAGCCTGATCTACTCGGTGATCGAGTCGACCGAGGAGGAAATCGAGGAGGCTGCCCGGAAGATCGCGGTGGCCGAACGCGACGCGCGTCGCCTTACCGGGTTCGCGCGCACCACGGCCGATGCCGCGATCGAGGCGATGCGCCAGGGGCTCTCGGCCATGAAGCATCCGCGCTTCGCGCTTAACCCGCAGAGCGACGCGGCAGACGCCCGGCTGATCGTGCTCGACGAGGTGTCGATGGTCGGCGAGGAGATGGCGCGCGACCTGATGAGCTTCGGCAAGCCGATCCTCGTCCTCGGCGATCCCGGTCAGTTGCCGCCGATCCGGGGCGAAGGCGCCTTCACCCGCGACGAGCCGGACGTGATGCTGACCGAGATCCACCGCCAGGCGGCCGAGAGCGCGATCATCCGTCTCGCCACCATTGCGCGCGAGGGACGGCCAATCGGGTTCGGCGTCTACGACGACCATGTCGCCAAGCTCCGCAAGGGCGACATCACGCCGGAACAGGCGCTCCGCGGCGGTCAGCTGATCTGCGGGCTGAACGCCACGCGGCTGCAGATCAACAACGCCATGCGCGCGGCCGCCGGTCTCGGCGGGACCTGGCTGCCCACCGGACCGGCCGAGAAGATCATCTGCCTGAAGAACCAGAACGATCTGGGGCTGATCAACGGGATGTTCGTGACGCTCGAGGACATCGTCGACGAGGGCAGCCTCTACTTCTCTGCTGTCGTCCATGACGAGGACGGGCGCCACATCGGCGAGCCCTATGAGGACGGGCGTCCGGGCCGGCTGCGCATCTACAAGGGGCATTTCGAGGACCATGTCGCCTACGACAACAAGCGTCACGACCGCGATTACAAGGAGAAGCGCCTGCTGACCGAGGCGACCTTCGGCTGGGCGATCACCGCGCACAAGGCGCAGGGCTCGCAGTGGGAGAACGTGATCGTCTGGGACGACGGGCTGGGCCGCAGCGAGATCGACCGGCGCCGCTGGCTCTACACCGCGATCACCCGGGCCGAGCGCGGGCTCGTGCTGCTGGCCTGAGGGGCGCGATGATCGATCTCAACGACATCGCGGTCCCGAAGACCCGGCACGATCTGGCGGCGGTGAAGGAGCAACTCGCCTGTACAGCCGCCGACTGGATGCCGGGGCTCTTCCCCGGGGCCCGGCTCGCGCGGGACCGTCGATCCCTGCGCTGCGCAGACCTCTCCGGGCGCCCGCCGCGCAAGGAGGGCTCGTGCACGATCCATCTCGACGGGCCCTTTGCCGGCTGGGGTTTCGACTACGCCACCGGCGAGCGGGCCGGTCCCATCGACCTGATCGCGCAGGCGACCGGCCTCTGCGACGGCGCGCTCTTCGACGAGGCGGCGCGGCTTGCGGGGATGGACCATCCTGCGGCGCGACCCATGAAGGCGTCGCCCATGCGCGCACGCCCCGACCACTCGGCCGAGATCGCGCGTCTGGTCGATGGGGCCGTGCCCCTCGCGGGCACGCCATGTGAGACCTACCTACGCGCCCGCGGGCTGTCGGATCCCGGCTCGCCCGACCTGCTGTTCCATGCCGACCTTCCGGACTTCGACAGCTGCCGCGGCTGGCCCGGCCTGATCGCGATCCTGCGGCTGCCGGACGGGGAGCGCGCCCCGGGCATCCACCGCACCTTCCTGCTCGACGACGGCAGCGCCAAGGCGCCCCCGGGCAAGAAGATGCTCGGCAGCGTGAGGGATGCCGTGGTGCGCCTGTTCCCCATGCCGGAGGATGGGCACATCGGCATCGCCGAGGGGATCGAGACGGCGCTCTCTGCCCGCGTGCTATTCGGCACACCGGTCTGGGCAGCACTGTCGGCCGACGGTCTGGCGCGGTTCCAGTGGTCCGAGGGCATCCGGCGCGTCACTATCTATGCCGATGCAGGAGACGCTGGCCGCCAGGCGGCCGCGACGCTCTCGGACCGCCTGAACCGTGCCGACATCCCGAACGAAATCGTCGCCCCGCTCCATGGCGACGACTTCAATGACGATCTGCAGCGTGGCGCCTGCGCGGCGGATTA